TGGTGTAAAAGGTGGTAATAATCCAGTTAGTGCTAGTAGCCAAACTTATGTTGCCTATTGTTGGCACGGAGTAGAAGGCTTTAGTAAATTTGGTAGCTACACTGGAAATGGAAATGCAGATGGTCCGTTTGTGTTCACAGGATTTAAACCTGCTTGGGTTATGGTAAAAGATACAGACGATGGTGACCAATATGCAGATTGGTCTATTTTTGATAGTGGAAGAAATCCATTTAATATAGGTGGTTTGTCTCAATTAAGGGCAAATCTTTCTAATGCAGAAATTACAAGTAATAAAATAGATTTGTTATCAAATGGTTTTAAACTAAGAGGAACAGGAACTAGAATTAATGAAAGCAGTCATAGTTTTATATTTATGGCATTTGCTGAACATCCCTTTGTTGGAGATGGAACAAACCCTGTGACTGCGAGGTGATATGCCTCTAATTCGTATACCTTTTAAAGGTGGGTTTAATAAACAAATTACACAAAGTGAAGCAGCAAATCAATGGACAGATGGAGACTTTGTTCGTTTTCGTTATGGTGAACCTGAAAAAATAGGAGGGTGGCAACAAGCGGTAGCGACCACTTTACCCGGTGTTGCACGAGCTACTCACATCTGGACAGATCGTAATGGTACAGAATATATAGCCATTGGTACAAGTAAAGGGCTTTTTATATTTTATGGTTCTGCAATGTATGATATTAGTCCTTTAGAAACAGCTATCACTGGATTAACATTTACTTCAACAAATGGTTCTGCCACCGTTACTGTCAACAAAAGTTCACATAATTTAACAGCAGGTGAGTTTATAGTATTTTCTTCTGTGACGATGCCTGGTAGTGGTACAGGATTTACTGCAGCTAATTTTACAGATAATCCTTTTCAAATAATTACGGCATCGACAAATAGTTTTACTATCACCATGGCATCTAGTGAATCCGGATCAGGTATGTCTGCAGCAGGTTCAGGTTCTGTGCAAGCTTATGTTCCGGTAGGTGCGGCTACTCAAACACTAGGTTTTGGTTGGGGCACAAGCACATGGAATGGAGCAAATGGTTGGGGTTCTGCTACTGCAGCTTCAGCGACATCGTTAGAGCCTGGTAATTGGTCACTTGATAATTATGGATCTATTTTGATTGCAACGGTAAAAAACGGAGGATCTTTTGAATGGAACCCAACTAGTGGTGTTACTACAAGAGCTGCAGCTATAACAACTAACCCTACTGCAAGTGTTATGACCATTGTTTCTGATACAGATCGTCATTTAATTCATTTGGGTACGGAAACTACGGTTGGTAATATTAGTACACAAGATAAAATGTTTATTCGTTTTTCTGATCAAGAAGATAGAACAGATTATGTGCCAGTATCTACTAATACTGCAGGAACATTTCAACTGGATAGTGGTTCTAAAATTGTGTGTGCAGCTAGAGGTAAAGATTATATTTTTATTGTTACAGACACGTCTGCATATATCATGCAATTTGTTGGTCCACCTTTTACGTTTTCTATAAGACAAGTAGGGTCTAATTGTGGAGCAATGTCGCAACACTCATTAGTGCATGTAGATGGTATTATGTATTGGATGAGTAAAGCAGGTGGTTTTTATGTGTATGACGGTGGTTCTGTAAAAAAGATTACATGTACTGTTGAGGACTTTGTATTTACTACACAAACAAGTGATGATCTAGGTTTTAATTTTGGTCAAAGTGAACAGGTGTTTGCAGGATATAACACTTTGTTTACAGAAATTAATTGGTTTTATTGCAAGAGTGGTTCTACTCAAATAGATCGATGTGTAACCTTAAATTATAGAGAAGGTTTATGGACGACAAGTTCCTTAGCTAGAACTGCATATAGTGACAAGTATGTGTTAGATAATCCTTATGCAACTGAATATAGCACAACGGGTTTACCCTCTGTATCAATTAATGGTATTACAAATGAATTTGGTGCCTCGACATTGTATAAACATGAAACAGGAAATAATCAATTAGATATCTTAGGAAACAAAACAGCAATTAATGCTTTCATAGAATCTGGTGATTTTGAAATGCCTATCGAAGGAAGTGCAGGAGAGTTTTTTGTCAAAATGAGAAGATTTATTCCTGATTTTGGTAAACTTGATGGAAATGCTCGTATTACTATAAACCTAAAAGACTTTCCCTCAGAAACAGAAGCCTCCTCGCCACTTGGTCCATTTACAGTAACCTCTAGTACAAAAAAGGTTGACACAAGAGCAAGAGGTAGGTTAGCATCCTTGAAGATAGAAAATACAGCAACCGATGAATCATGGAGATTTGGTGCATTTAGAGCAGATGTGCAACCAGATGGAAGAAGATAATGGCAAAAAGAGATCCAAAAGTAGGTACAGGGAAAAAACCTAAAGGTAGTGACAGACGTTTGTATACTGATGAAAACCCTAAAGATACGGTCAGTATAAAATTTGCAACACCCACAGATGCTAGGAAAACAGTCGCAAAGGTAAAAAAAATAAATAAACCGTATGCAAGAAAAATACAAATACTAACGGTGATGGAACAACGAGCAAAAGTTATGGGCAAAACTCAAGTTGTTAACATTGCAAAAAAAGCAAAAGAAGTTTTAAAGAAAGCGAGAAAAGTTGGCTAAAATAAATATTTTAATACCTGAACTTAATGATGATTATGTGGTGCAAAACCAAAGACAAATAACTTATGGTATTGAAACATTAGTCAATCAATTAAATTTTGCTTATCAAAATGATTTGAAAAATGAACAAGATGCTTTTAACTTTTTTATGAGCTAATGACTATACAATACAAAAATGCAGGTTTTAATTTAAGCACAACAAATGTGACATCTGTGCTAACAGCACCTAGTAATGGTCGTTGTTTAGTCAAGCAGATACAAGCTCATAACGGTGCAAATAGTGCTGTTAATTTATCTACTCAAGTAACCGATACTAGTGCTAGTGCTACTTTTAGAATTGATAATGTTTCTTTAGCAGCTAATACCACACGACAAATTATCTCACAAACTTTAGTATTAGAAGAAGGTGATATTTTAAAACTTACCGCAGGCACCGGAGGTGAAATACAAGGTATTGTGTCATACGCTCTGCTAGATCGCTCTCAAGAAAATGGATAAATTTATTTACTTTTGTTAAAAATTTAGTTAGGTTTTAGTATGAAAGTTATACATTGTAAATCAGAGACAAAAATTAAAAATAAAAAAACAGGTGTTTTATATGCCAACGAAGAAGAAGCCCAAAAAGATATTAACGACTCCTCTACAACTACAACTGAAAGCGACATTCAAAGGGACGTTAATATTATCGTCCCTGAGTTACCAATGGAGGGAGATACGAATTGAAACCTCTAGGAGGGACTGAATTACAACAAAACTTTTTAACTCGTTTTGTTGATAAAAATCTTCTAAAAGAGTTTTCCATTTGCACCTCTGTTCCAGATAAAATACCGTTGTCAAAAGATAAAATAAATATCTTGTGGCAAAAAAATGCACCTAATCAACCCAATATAGAGCCTTGGTTTAAAGATAAAAACAATCATTATAAATACGATTGGTATGTTTTTAACTCTAGTTGGAATTATGAAAAATATAGGTATATGTTTGATATTCCAACGGAGCGTTGTCATGTTATAAAAAATGGTGTAACGGCATTTCCTAGACGATCTGCTTATAAAAAAAATAGCACTCTACGATTAGTCTTTCATCCTACACCGTGGAGAGGTTTAAATGTTTTGTTAGCGGCTATGCAGTTGTTAGAAAAAGAAAATATTGAATTAGATGTTTATAGTAGTTGTGAAATTTATGGTTCTGATTTTCAAAAAGATAATGACGATAATTATCAGGATTTATATGATCAAGCTCGTCAGTTACCCAATGTAAATTATCTAGGGTATAGACCAAATGATTTTATCTTGAAAAAATTACCGTACTATCACATGTTTGCTTATCCTAGTATTTGGGAAGAAACATCTTGTATTTCTTTACTAGAATGTATGGCAGCTGGTTTATATTGTATTGTCACCAACTATGGAGCTTTATATGAAACAGGAGCCGAGTTTCCTGTATATATTAACTATGAAACTAATCTAAAAAACCTGGCTTATCAATTTGCGGAAGGGATTAAAATATGTCGAGACACGCTCCACGAACCAGAGATCAATCAACATTTAGCTGAACAACAAAAATATGTACAACGATTTTATTCTTGGAATAAAAAAAAACAAGAATGGACTAATTTTTTACAAGGAGTTTTAGATGCAAAACAATAAACCTATCTGGTTGAAAGAAGAAAGACCTATAAGTTTGTTTGTGGCTACTCCTGTACATAGTGACGTATCTATGCATTACACACAAACTATGTTGGAGTTACAAAAAGAATGCATGAAAAGAAATATTAAAGTTATGTTTCAAATGATGAAATCCAGCTTAGTTACGCAGGGTAGAAATTTATGTACAAGTTATTTTCTTAATTCTGATTTTACACATATGTTATTTGTAGATTCTGATATAGCGTTTAAAGCAGACAGTATATTTAGATTATTAGAGTTAGATAAAGAAATAATATCTATACCTTATCCAATGAAGACCGCTCAATGGGATACCTTAATGACAAAAATACAAGGTGGTTTTGTCAAGAATGCAGAACAATGTGAACATCATATTTTACAATATCCATTGTTAATTAAGGATGATAATCAGGATATTAAAATACAAAAAGGAGTTATTGAAGCAACACATTGTCCAACAGGATGTATGTTAATTAGACGAGATGTATTTAATAAACTTATAAAAGCTTATCCCAACAGAGAAATAAAACAAAAGACAACAATAGATGGTAAGTATATGGATCGTCCGCATTTTTATAATTTTTTTGATACGTACTATGATCCAAAGACTAAGAGATACTTTGGAGAAGACTTTGCTTTTTGTAAATTATGGTCTGATATTGGAGGAAAATTATATTGTTATATCATGAGCTATATCAGTCATGTTGGAGAATATCAATATACAGGTCGTTTATATGATGAGATGCACGACCAAGGTGTTGAAACTACCGCAAAATCAGAGTAAACTAGAATTTAGTAATTACTAAGGAATTTATTTATGATATTTGGATTACCTTTGTTGGCTGGTGCTGGCCTTTTGGGCACAGCTGCATTTGGAATAGCAAAATTAGCAGGAGCTTCAAATAAAACAGCTTTATTCGCAGGCTTAGGGGTCTTTGGTGGCTCTGCGGCTTTAGGTGCATTAACTGCACCTGCTGTCTCTGCTAAAACTACTGCTTTAGGTAATGTGTCTGGTTTAGCTGGTGGCTCTGGTGCAGCTACTAATACAGCTGCTTTAAAAGCTTCAATGGGTGGAGGTACAAGTCAAATTCTTGGTGCGAGTGGAGGTGCAACAAAATTTGGTGGTGCTTTAGGTAGTGGCCAAGCAGCACTCACGGGGTCAACAGTTGTTTCTCCAGGTTTCGCTTTAACCGCACCTAGCACATCTCAAGTCATGGCTTCTGGTATACCCACAGGATCAGGCCCTATTGCTTTAGGACCTAAAGCATATGGAGCAACAGACGAGGTATTAACTGGTATAAAAGAAGGCACAGTAAAAAATATCACTAGACCAGGACTAACGACAGCTCCAACAACATTATCTGATTTAGGCAGTAAAGCGGTAAACTTCGCTAAAGAAAACCCGTTAGGTACAGGCTTAGCTTTATTAACTGGAGGACAAATGGTGAGAGATTTATCAGGTGGTCAACAATCAACAGGCACTGTACCTGCAGGACAAGTATTTGATCAAGCAGAATATGACAGAGCTTTGGCAGAACAAAGACCACGCTTTGCAGGTTTAAGTCAAAGAGCTCCTGTAACAGATACAGTAGGACTTACCCCACGAAATGTTTATGAAGAACAAGAAAAAATGTTTGCTGCAAAACAAGGTGGTTTAGCTACGATAAAACTTAAAGAGGGTGGTGTAAATTATTTACCTTCTAAATCAGATCACAATGAAAAAGATGCTAATAATTATGTAAGAGCTATGGGTTATGTGGAAGATGGTTCTGGTAACGGTGATAAAGATAAAGATACAATGTTAGCTCAATTAGCGGACGGTGAGTTTGTCTCCCGTGCCGATGCTATATTGGGAGCAGGTATTATGGCAGGGGCAAATCCAGAAGATTTTAAAGAGATGAGAAGAAAGGGTGCTCAATTTTTTTATAAACAACAAGATTCTTTTAAAAGAGTATATGATTTAGTCAATGATAGAAATCAAACAAGTTGATAAAGAGTGTGTAGATGTGTTTTGGGATAAAGTTAAATATTGGATCGAAAGTGCAACAAAACAATCTAAAGGCAGACATACATTAGAATCTACTTACGAATTGTTAAAATGCGGTTCAATGACTATGTTTCTTATTTATACAAAAAAAGTTTTATCTGCGGTATATGTTGTACAAAAAGTTTACTATCCCGCTAAAACAGTATTAGGTATTTTATTTTGTGGTGGTAGTATGATTTTAAAAAACATTAAAGAGATTGAGAAATATTTTATGAAATATGCAAAAGAATTAAATTGTTCCGATTTAGAGATTATTGGTCGTAAAGGATGGGGTAGAGCCATTCGTAAAAATAGTTTAAAATTTAAACAAACAGGATATTTTTATGAAGTTTCTACTTAAATTCTTACCCACACAATTTAAAATATGGTTATACACTCTATTGTATTACGATATTGCGGGCAAAGGTGAATATGAAGATACAGAACTTGCACATATAAATGCTTTTGAAAAAACTTTATTGAAAAAAATAGGTGGTGCAGGTAAAAGAAATCCAAGAACAGGGCTACCAGGATTTTTTGGTGGCGGTGGTTCAGCTCCTGCACCAGCTCCTGCTCCCAATACACCAGAAACAACAACACAGATTGCCAGAGAAGCTCCTGAAATAGAAGCACGAAAATTATCTTTGTTTGATGAATCAGTTGATTTAGCGGCACAACCAATTGCTATTCCTGAAATACAAGTTGCAGGGCCTTCACCTTTACAACAACAGCAGTTTACACAGGCAGGCGGTTTAGCAAATTTAGGTCAACCGGCATTCACTCAAGCTATTGGACAAGTGGGTCAGGCACAACAAATCGCTAGTCAAATGCCAGACATTATGCGATTTATGAATCCCTATCAATCTTTTGTTACTGATGAAATTAACAGACAAGCTGAAATTTCTAGAAATCAATTAGCTAATCAAGCTATCCAGGCCGGTGCTTTTGGTGGCGGTAGAGAAGGCGTTGCCTTAGGAGAGTTAGAAACAGGAAGAGTGCGAGCTATTGGTGAAGCTCAACGTCAAGGTTATAATGAAGCATTAAAAGCTGCTCAAGATCAACAACGTCAACAGATTA